GATGCGGTTGGCTTCGTAGTAAAGCTGAACCGGAACATGCAAGGACTGCGGCATCAGGGAAATGCGAAGGCCCTTGTTGTTCTGCGCCTGCATGACCTGGATCGTCAGATCCTCGATCGCCGCTTCCGACAGGTCGGCCGCCGTGGTCAAAACGTTTGACTGGTTGCCCGAAGTGGTCGGATGCGCCGAGTTGATCAGGCTGACGCCGTCACCACCCGTGAAGGACGAAGAGAACGCGCGGTTGAAGACGTTCGCCGCAACGTTTTCCTTGGTCTGCCGCATTGAGAAGGCGAGCTGCTTTGCACGACGCTTCGACACAACCTCATAGAGGTCGTCACGGAGCTCTTCGAACGTCACAACATAGCCAAGCGCGTAAGCGACATGGGTATAACGGGTAACAGCGCCCTGCGATTCAACGTCGTAGTTGATCGAGGAGCCCTGAGACTTGGCAGGGGCAAGACCGAAGCCCGTGATTTCCACGTCCTCTTCGTATGCCTTGTCGGAGGTCTCCTTGTCGAAGAGATCAGGGAACTCTTCCGGATGCTCCGAATAGGAGCGGCCCCACCATTCCTTGATGCCCGGCCATAGGGCTTTCGGATGTGCGCCAGTCGTAATAGTAGCCATGGTTCACATCCTCCCTTAGACGCCGGCCGTCTGCGCGGCAGTGCGCAGATTGTTGAGTTTCACCAGCCACTTTGCGTTCATGTTGGTGTTCGCAGAGGTGCCGATGGTATTGTCAGCCTGCTGGAGCGGACGCATGATCTTGAGATCGAGCGTGTTGGTGGTCGCAACAGACGAGGCTTGGAGCTGCCAGCCGGAATAGCCGGTCACGGTCGAACCGGAGCCAGACACCAGGTTGGCGTTACGGCCAGCCCAGAGATTGGGAGCGCGCGCCTGCGACGAGGCGTCGTCCTGGATCTCGTAGAGAATGCTGGCGTCGTCACACACCGCGACGTACTGAGCCGTCGAGGCAGGGTGATAGACGGGCTGGTCACGGGTGAGAGCGACCACAGCACCTTCCGGGCCACCATTCATGACGCCAACGATGACGCCGAGAACGGGAGAGCCTGAAGTTGCCAACTGCACAGCCGGCGTGCCGATCGTGTCGTTGGAGCCAGAGATGATATCGACGGGATCGCCGACATAGAGCGCCGTCGCGTAAGACGACGGAACGTAGTAGACGTTGAACGAGCCGTTGTATTTGCGGCCGTACACGTCAGCGTAGGGGATAAGCCCACGCGGAACGTTTGCGTTTGCCATTTAGGATGTCCTTAAAGGCATGAAAATGCATCGCGCGCAGCCAATGGCTGGCACGGGTGAATTGTTTGAAGGTGGGCTTATTTGCCTTGGCGGATCGAAATGCCCTGAGTGGGCACGTATTGACCCTCACCCTCGGAGCCAGGAGAAACACCACGCTTCATCGCCGCTTCCTTGTCGTCGATGATCTGCTGTTCTTTGGCCATGTCCTCTTGATACCATGCCTCTGGTATCTCCATCAGGTAAGCCATCAGAGCACCACCACCCTCGGCGGTGCCTACGGTCCTGCTGACGCTCTTGCCGTCGTTCCCCTTGACGTGCTCGTAACCTGCCTCAAGTGCGCGTGAGACGCGGCCGGGGATGTCGTTGAACCAATGACGATGGAAGCCTTCCCGCTGGGGGTAATCCAGCTTGAAGGTCATCGAGCCAAATGGTTTACGTGCAGAGCGCGGCGGAAGATCCGTGGCCGGAGCTGCCGTTGCGGCCTGCTGTTGACGATATTCGCGCGTGCGGCGATCGATAATCTCGTTCATGACTTATTCCTCAATCCCAATCGTAGGCTGCGCAGTATTTCTCGCGCGTGTAGTTCGGAATGGTTCTTACAAACTTGTCGCAGGCCTTCTTTGCCTCTGCCGGCAAGTCGTCATAGGTTCGGCCGCCCTTCTTGGGCTTTGATCCATCTGCACTCGGCGCCGCTACCGATGCTGCACTCTCGCGCTTCGGGTTGATGCCGAACTTCTCCGGGAACTTATCGACCGTGCGGCGCTTGGCCTCGGCCAGGATTTCCGCTTTCGTCGCGCCGGGATTGCGCTTCTCAAGGTCGCCGAACTCTTCCGACATATAGGAGCGGAGAGCGGCGCTCTTGTTGAACCAGTCGTTGTCGTTAATCCAGGACTGGATCTCGGGATCAACGGCAGGCTTATCAGGCTCGCCGATTGGCTTTTGTTCCCGCTTCGGGGCCGGTTCGCCGGTCTGGAGCTCGGTAATCTCGGCCCTGATCTGGCGGGCCTGCGTTACATCAGCGGTTTCAATGGCCGCATCAAGCTTGCGTTCGAGGTCGCGGAGCGTCTTCTTGTATTCGCGCTCGGCTTGCTTGCGAACAAGCTCCTCAACGCCAGCGGCGGATTCCCTCGTCTCGCGAAGCTCTTTCTCGAGCTTATTGAAACCGTCGTGCAAGCGCTTGTTATCGCGCTGCAAGATCGGGAGAATGGTTTCGCCGCGCTCAAGGAACTCTTCGGCCGACCTGTGCTTGTCAGGATCGCCCTTGAACTCTTCCTTTGGCACCCAGCCTAGACGGCGGGCTTTAACCTCGGCCTCGCTCTCTTGGCGAGCACCGTCGTTCACCTCTTGCGAGGTGTTTTCCGTATCCATGCCTGTTTCCTGATTTAGACTGACTTCTTCACGCCGCCGACCGCTTTGTCATCGCAAAGCCGGTACTTCACGCCATCGTCGCCGACGATTTCCTTGCCAGCGTACTTTTCGAAATGAACGCGATCACCAGGCTTTGGCTTGTATCCCGTAAAGGGCCTAGTTCGATCCGAATTCCACGCAAAGGCGTCGTCACCCAGCGCGATAATCACGCCAGACGATGCCGAGAGCTGCATGCGCTCTACAACTTCATCAGGAAGCGCAATATTGCCCTGTGATTTGGTCATGGCCATGTCGGGCAGGATCAGAACACGATCCCCGACAGGCTCAACGCCTGATTTGTTGGAGCCGGAATAGATTGCCGGTAAATACTCGACGCGACTAACGTTCAGAACCTTCGGGTTGAGAGCCATGGTCAACCAGCCTTCACTTGCATCAAGCCAAGACCCGGAACGTGATCAGGATTGGCTACAACTGAAAGCAATTCGCCAGCCTCGAACTTAAAGCCGAGACGCGCAAACCCTATATGCCGAGTGATTTTGGTGTCAAAATCGGTGTCAGAGGTAACTTCCGGTTCGGTTCGCATGTAGCCGACGCGCCCAAAAGCAAAAACATCCCGAAGAAATTTGATGCCGGAAAGAGCATCCTCTTTCGTCTCGCCCTCGACTCGAATCATAACGTTGTAGAAGTGTGAAGCCTCCCTAACAACGGCTTCGCCGGCCCAATTACTGCCCTGCACCTTCAGTGTCTGCATCTTCTCTTTCCTTGTAGAATGACTCTATTGCGTCCCACGGCGTCGCCGTGATTTCCTCAAGTTCGATGATCTGACCGCGAAGCGTTTCGTTCAGCACTTTCGGGTCGTTCAGCCACATCTCAAGGGCTGCCGACTTCAAGAACGCTCGCTTATTGATGAGATAATCGAAAAAATACTTAGTGACCGGCCCGTGCTTCCAAAGATTGAATTGCTCTTTGGTGATCATCGAGTCGGATCAATTTCGGCCATAGCTTCGATCGCGGCCCTTGCCTCCGCCATGATGCCATTAGCTTTCGGAATTCTGCCGTCACCCCAAGTCTCAATGTTTACGCCAGATTCAGCAGCCCATTTGACGCGCTGATCCCAAATCGCCCGCGCCACATATTCCGTTTGCTCTTGTATAGTCATCACGCCGGCCCCGGCGTTGCGTGATCAGCAGCAAACTTGCTATCCGGGTCCATACGATGGTTATCGTCCTCATCGCCCGGAACGGTCCCACTCATATTGTCGGTGTCCGAGATGTTCGGCTGCGGATTGTTAGCCATGCCAGGCACGAGCGGATGTGGAAGATTCGGCCTAGGCGGCGGCTTTCCTACCGTTCCGGTTTGCGACCCATCCGCATTCGTTTTCGGCTGCATCGCAGCATTAAATTCCATCTCATGTGCTCGGAGAACCTGATCGAGCCAAGCGATATGCTGATCTCCAACAGCCTTGTCAGCCTGCGCAAGCGCATTGATCGCATTGGCATAGGCAGCGACAGCTTGAGCATCCTTGAGCTTGGATGCCGACATCATCTCATGGCCCTTGATTTCGAGCTCCATACCCTTGGCGGCAACCTCAGGATTGGGCGGGATCTGCGAAACAAGCAACTCAGTCGGGTTATCGATCTCAGCGGCGTCAAATGCACGCTCAAGAATCTTCAGCGGCTGCACAAATGGCGTTTGCAGGAAGCCCAACAGGAACTGCGTGCGAGCCATCTTCTGCATGTCCGACACCATCGAAGGGTCGGAATAAGGCTCAACACCTGAACCAAGAATGTAATCCTGCTTCAGTACCTGTTTCCAGGTATCACCAACCTTGTACTGCGACCGCTCATCTCCGTATATGCGATTCAGGCGGTAGAGCTTGTTCAATTCGCTCTTAAGCGCACGGTGAACGCGCTTGTAGATCGCCGTGAAGACCTTCAGGCCTTGCTCGATCAGTGCAAGCGTGGTCGTCGCCGGCACATTGGAGGCCTTCTGGTCGCCCGTGAGCACATCCTTGACGGCGGCGATCTCTTTTCCGGCCTCAACCATGAAGCCCAACAGCTCAAACAGGACCGGAGACGGCCCCTTGAAGTCCATCGGGACGATGTTTTCCCGCAGATTTCCGCCGGTCGTGTTGACCGTCTTGTATTCGCCCAACTGGAAGCGAATAGCACCGGCATTCATCGACAATCCCTTGCCGATGAAGCCGCCACCAGCGTTTTGGAGCGTCGCCGCGTCCAGCATCTGGTTCAAAACGGTGTTGATGCCCTCGTTGATCGGCCGCAGAAGCTGACCAAAGCCCACCGGGTACGATCCGCCATCCGGATTGGGAATGAACGGATAGAGCGTATAATACTCGACGGCGTCAATCTTGCTGATTTTGTGGGTGCGGGCATTGAAATGAATGCCATCCTGATCGTACCGAGCGACAATCCGCGCAACCTGCTGCGACGACTTGTGAACCGTGACAATATATGGCTCAGCATAGCCATCATCGTCCAAATCCCAGTAGCGATGCTGCTCAAGAAACAGATGTGGCTTGTCTGGATCGCCCTCTGCGTTCTCGGCTTCACCATACGGCGTTTTGGGCTCCATGAATACGCCCGAACGCTGCATTTCCTCGATCTCGCGAGGATAGAACTCGATCTCTTCGGTATGCCGCGGCGCAATCTCGAAGGCCTTCGCCCGGTAATTCCACACCAGTTTCATCAATGAAACATAGGTGGAGACGTTCCGGCCCTTGCCAGGATCGAAATAGGTCTTGCGCGCGGCGCCGCCTACGATCGGAAGCACATGCAGGAGCTGATCGGTCTCAGGCTCCCATTCCGGCTGCTCATCCAGGAGCTGCCATGACATGTGATCGCCGATTGCATCAGCCCGAATCCGCTTGGCACCCGGAGGCACCTTCCAGACGATTTGCGGGGCGCTGGGATCGCCTTGCAGAACTGGCGTGCCATCAGGGCCAATCTGGGGTTCGCCCTTGTCCTCGCCCACCACAACGCCTTTGACGATGGACCGGCCGTTGACGATGGCGGGATAGGCGCGGGCGGCAAACTGCGTGGCAGCGGTCGTGACCAGCGGGTAGATGATATTCGCCGCCTTCGGCCAAGGAAACGATTTCTCCTTGGCGTTCTGCATGGCGAGGTCCATCGCCTGCTCGGTCTTTTCCTTCCAGTCCGCCCGGCTGGTGTCGTCGATCTTATATTCTTCAACGACGCGCGAGCCGATCTTGGCCAGAAGCGCTTCATCGTTGAGCTCAGCGGCAATGTTGATGGAGTTGATCCAGCCCTGAAGCTTGGTGATATGGGCTTGGTCGGGACCGAGAGACTGGACAGCGCCCTCAGGGTTTGCTGCGGACATGCCTGTAGGTTCCGCGGGAGTGTTGTCCTGCGGATTGGCAGCCAGAGCGAGGGCGTTCATTAGTAGCCGGTCATCCCGTTGCGGGCCGTCACGTATCCGTTCTCACGATATTCGGCGTCTCTCAGTTTGCGGGAATAAACAACCCAGCGATTGATCAAATCATCATCCGGTTTCAGCATTTTGCCGCGAGCAATTTCAATCTTCCGCTCGATCGCCTGCATTTCTTCCCGCAGCGTTGCGATATCAAACATCAATATCCCGTCACGCTCGACCGCGTCGTATCGGCCCAGTCGCTGTCAAACAGATCGTTCAAGCTCAGCTTGTTATCCGGCCCCTCATAGCAGATCGCCATGAGTCCGAACGCATCCGCCGAATGACTCGACCAATCATGGTCAGGACCAAGCCCGACATTCCGGGCCTCATCCTTCTTCTCGTGATAGAACCCAAGCGCCTCACGGCCAGCCTCGGTCCTCTGATCATCGAACACGCAGCGCGGCAGAATGCGCCTGACAGCCTCGATCCGCATCGTTGCCGCCCCTGCCCCCTGGTTGGGAACAGTCACTACCTCGAACTCAGCATCACGCAGATGGTCGGCATACCGTTTGCCGGTAATGTTGTTGTGGTGCATGCCGTCGTGCGGCAAGTAACAAATCGCGTGCCCGTAACCGCGCCGCCGCAGCTCGTTCACATAGTACGAGAGAACCTGCCCAACGCCCTCGATGTGATCGACCACACAGATTTCGTGCCCGATCCACTGCACCAGCCAGATCGCCAGCGCATCCGCCTTGGCCCCTGCTCCACCAAGATCCCAGAACGCCCTTACAGGCATCATGGGGTCAACAGGAACGCGCTTGATGCGGCCTTCCAGCCTCGCCTTGGTCAGCAAGGTCGCGAAATACGCGCCCTCGAATGCCTTGGCGTAATCACCCTCCCAGATATGATCATAGCGCTCTGGGTAGCGCTCCAAATCAACCTTGCGCTCCTCAGCAAGGACGGCGGGGAACCACGGATTGTCCCGCCAGTTGGCCTTGACGACTACGGCGCCGGCCGGCGGCTTGCTCCGCAAGAACTCGTCAATGGCGTCGCTTTTACGTCGCGGGTTCCAGCTCGCCCAGATTTCTGAACCTTCGGCGCGAATAGTAGGACGCAGCAGCGCGAGACTGCGGTTACTAAGCGTCTGCGCTTCTTCAATCCATGCACGATTAAACCCCTCAAGGGACTTGATCGATTCCGCCGTATGATCCTGCATGCCCTGAAACAGGATAACCCCATTGCCAGGTGTCCGGATCTGATCGTTCTGGACCTCGAAATATGCTCCAAGACCCAACGACTGGATCTTGTCCTCGATCAGTTTCTT